GATTGGCGATCCTCGACGAACCGGCAGGCTTTGCCGATGTCCTCGCGTTGCGCTGTGCCTTGGCCGGATGGTTTCCAAAGGGTTGCCGGTAAGCAAGCACCGACCAGACATTGACGCGCCTGCATGTCGTAGAACTCATGCCAAGGGTTGCCGGGGCGGAAGTTTTGATGCTGCGTGATCTTCTCACCAGATCCGGCCTTGGCATACATGATGCGACCGCCTTGTAAGAATTGAACGGCAAGCTCGCCGCAGTTGGTTGCTGGCTCATATCCCGGCTCTTCCATGTCTGGCCCACCCGATTCATTTTCAACGGTGTAGTTGAGTGAGGACATGGAAAGCAGGTTCATGCGTTCCCATTCCTCGCTCTGCATGATGTCCCGCAGGTTGTTCAACGAATGCCAGAAAAGCGGAAGTCCTCGACGTTGTTCTGGCCAGTAGCGGTCAAAGACATGCAGGATAAACTTTTTCTCGATGAACTGTTTGTGCCGGCCGTCAACGTCGCACAATGAGTAGGCGACTGGGATTGATGTGCCGGGGAAATACACGATTCCATCATACAGATCGAATCCCTCGTATTTGCCTATTAGCTGGATGCCGTCAGGTAAGCCGCCGCTGTCTATGCGGTGTGAGGGAATTTGTTGTATCTGTGGATAACCGCTTGGCGAAGATGTGAAATACTCAAAAACCTCCCCATCACGATCCATTGAAACCGAATCAATGAACATGTCTGAGGTGAAATCGGCAATGTCTCCGATGATGTTACAGATCGGATACCACTCATCTTTAAGCCACTCTTTCGCAATGTCCCCGAACTCCTTGTCCTTGCCTTTGTAGGTCGGAAGCCATGCATTGCCGACGGCGTAAATCCCGATCTGGTTGGATGCACCAACCATCAGCGGCGAATTTAGATACAACGTCCGGCTTGCCGATTGCAGCGTCTGCCTGTCGTATTTCGTGACGATCTTGTGCAGGTCGCGGAGGTTGCGCGACTCGCTTGGCCTCTCACCGCCGCCTAAATTGGCGTGGCGTGATGGCCTGCGGCTTGCATAGGACGTTGCAGCATTTCCGAATTGGTCGAGTATCATAAGAATCGGGCGCGGGTGGTTCGGTTTCCGGCAGAATCACGTTCGATCATTCCCATGAGGATTTGCAAAACCTCAAAACGCTCGGCTGGCGTAGAGGTTGCCTTGCCGGAAAATGATTGTCCGTTGACCGTTGCGCTTTCCACTTGGATGCCGCCGGTCGTAGATGTGAGTGCAACTGCGGCAGCCTGATATGCGGCTTTTTGCGCTTCAATCAGCGTTGAATTTCCACGAATAGCGCGGAAAATGCCTTGAGCTTGACGAAACGGTGACATGAAAAAAGATTTTCCACATGATGGCGAAAGTCAACTGGGTTAGATGTCAGCTTCTTTAATCAGTCCTTTTGCCATCGCCTGCGCGACAAGCATTCTTGCCGCTGCGTATCTGTCAAATTTATCAGACTTGCCCTCAATAGCTTCTCCAAGCTCAGCTTCGGTGTCTGGATCGATGTCCTCGGTCTTGATGTAAAGTCGGCGATTTGGCGGAACGGGTTTAAATTCTCGCCCCTTTATACTGACCCATTTTTTCTTATCCTCATCATGGTAGATGCTGCTTTCCCTTCGTCGCTGATCGTCGCGCTTCTTGGTTTCAACCTTCCTGCTTCGATATGCGCCGCGTTGTTTACTCATCGGATTTGGGTGGTGTGAAGATTCTGAACATAAGAGCCGCTGCAACCTGATAAACCTCGGTGTCACGACCGTGGTTTGCTCCATGCCTAACCCATTTCTTAATCTCCCGCCCTTTCGCATCCTTTGCCGTCTCCAGTCGTTCACCGTTGAGCTGCTTTGCGTAGCTTGGCGGTGCATCATCCTCGACCATCCACGCGGCGCCCTCGCCAGACATGAGCCTTTGCAAGATGTATTGCATCGGCTCGGTGGCAATATGCCAGCAGGTCGCTGGTTTTTTTTCCTTGGAAAGTGCCACCCAGCGTTTTGAGTAAAGTCTGACTTCCTTTTTGGTATCGTCACCCTTGACCGGCCAGTCCCAGCCGCTCTTCCGGTTGCCGTCGCCTTTCATGCCTTGCCATCCATATTTGACAATAATGCCGGCCATGCGCTCTTGATCAAAGCCGACATCAAGGAAGGTGTGCTTCGGCTCGACGTTGTAGCGCGCGCGGATCTCTTCACACTCTGCATCGCTGTTGATGTAACCGAAAAATAAGCCTTTTGATTCTCCACCCTGGCACCATGCCCGGATGCGAAGCCAGAAGTGATCTCCGCCTGCGTCAATCGTGCAGAACCGCAAAACCTCGCTGTCGATCTTCTGACCCTCGGTGTAGTCGCTGCGGGTGTAGCCGCTGGGCTTCAGGATGATCTCAGATGCTTGGAGGTTGTCCGTCCAGCCTCGCGCTCGGTCTTTCTGCGTCCATTGTTTGAGCGCGGTGTAGTCACCGGCCTTGGCTTGCTGATCCGCCGCGAGCTTCCGCAATACGTCCTCGCCCCAGGCTTGCCACCAGACCGCTGTCCGGTCGGCATGAAATCCTTCATAGCCGCGCTGCCCGTTGTCGCTGGTCAGGAGGTATCCATCGTTCTCCTTGTAGCTATCATGCAGCATCCGGCGGTTTGAAATCGTATCGGCGAATTCATGCTGGCACCCGGCACAGACCATGACGACCGCATCGGCTCGATGCTGATTTGTTCCGACTTCTGGGAATTTCAGCGACTCAAAAGCGAACGGCTGCGCGTGATTGCATTCTGGGCATTGCCACGCGAAATCCCACTTCCGGCACTTGTCATGCTCCGCGTGTAGCTCACTTGTCATTCCGTGTCCGTCCTCGTTGGCAATCTCGCCGCCTTGGGAAACGAGCGTAAACTTCCGATTCTCGCGGTTGTGGGAGCGAGCGTTCCACTCTCGCACCATCCCGTGCTTCCACTCCCACGCCTCGTCACCGCATCCGTAAGTAATCGAGACTTCTTGAAAGTTGCTCATGTTCGCCCCGCCGAGAACCATAAACATGTGAGGCCAGACGATAGCGTCCCGCCGGATGGCGTTGCGCTGATTCTTCGGCCAGAGGTGATCCAGCGGCTTGCATTTCCGTGCGGCTTTCAGAAATCGCGTCTCGCCCCATAGCTCGGCGTTCGGGTCGGTAATCGAGGCGTAAAGCGTTGATCCCGGCGACTCCGACGCGATCCAGCAGTTGATGGCCTCGAAAAACGTGCTCTTGCCCGTGCCGGTCGGCATCAGGCAGACCATCTGCCGCGTCTCAAAATCCGCATAGCAGCCCATCGGCTTGATCCACCAGCGAGTTTGCGACGGATCGAACTTGTCCCCGCGCTCCGAGTTCTCGACGTGGACATGCTCCGCGCACCAGTCCGCCGGGTGCAGGTCGGATTGTGGCCTAATTGTGTTGGCAAACGGTTCACTCATTGACTTTGGGGTGACTTTGCCAGAACTCACTCGTCAAATCTGCCAGTATGGTTTGAAGCTCCCGCGTCTTTGCTTTCACAAGCGGCATGGATTGGGTCAATGACAGACCGAGGCACAAGGCTGGGATTTCTCGCTCATACCGCATCAACATTCCGCGCAGCGCCATTGCAATCCGAACGTCCCTTTCGTCAACTTCGTCCCGGGCGATGAGCTTCCCGCGCTCCCTGTCTCGCTTGATCTCCAATAGTTCGATCTCAACCTCGACCTTTGATGCAAGCAGTGACTCACGATCCTTCCTCGGCTTGCCGTCGTAATGTCCGGCAGATGGGTTGGCTGCGAAGTAGGCTCGCCACTCGGCGAGCGGCTCTTTGTTGCCTACCTTCGCCGGGATGCCTGGCCGCTTCTCCAGCCGCCATTGCGCGATGCTCTTCCGGTTAACTTGGAACAGCTCTGCCAGCCGGGTGGTCGTCACCAGCTCGGGCGGCAGTTCATCCTCTGAGCCTGCCGCTTGCTCCAGCGTCTTTCGTTCCGCTGCGGTAAGCGTCTTGCCGCTCTTCACCTTGCGGATCAAGTTAGACACATCCGCGTGCTTGATCTTGTCAAGCTGGTCGCTGGTCAGCCGAGGTGGCGCTTTCTTCGCTGGTGCTTTCTTCGCGCTCATGGTTTAGGTTGTAGCCATTGATCAATTATGGCGCGGGCGACGACCTCAGTCATCTTCGGCGGCACGCTCATGCCGATCATGTATTTCCCGATCTTGTCGGTCTTTGCATCGTAGTCATCGGGGAAGCTGCCAAGGCGTTTCCATTCGCGGAAGGTCATCTTTCTGCATTGCGTTGAGTGAGTGAAATTATCATGGGTTGCTGTAAGAGTGCAAGATGGTCGCGCAGAGTTTGCCTTTTGATGAGAGAACGCATTATTTCTTCCTTCATATTTGATAAAGTAGTCAGCATAACACCCTCCTTCGTTTGTCTTCTCCCACGCTTTTAAATCAATTCCAGTTGGCTTTGTGTCCTTCTTTTCTGCTTCTGTCAGTTTCTGTAAGTCTGCTGTTGCCTCACCTGTTGAGATCCATCGGTGCTTCGGTGAGAGCTTGAGAGGTGGTGCTTTGATGTCGTTGCGAATAGCAACGAAGAACACGCGCTCGCGCCGCTGAGGAACTCCGCAGTCGGCTCCATTAAGGAGGAAGAGCTGCGGCCGGTAGCCGATCTCCTTGAAGCGTGCCATGACCATTTTCGTGTAGCCTTTAGCATTTCCGATAATCATGCCCTTGACGTTCTCAGCGATAGCCACGCGAGGCTTGAGACGCTCGACGAGGTCGAGGTAGTCGAAGAATAAATCGGAAAGCACCTGCTTCGCCTGCCCCTCTCTGAAATGCTTGTCTTTGCCCCATGCCTTCTCCCTGCTTCCGGCCATGCTGAAGGTCGAGCAAGGCGGCGAGCCGTCGAGGATGTCCAACTCGAACAGGTCAGGCGGTAGGTCTGCCGTCAATAGATCTCGGATCGGGCAAAGGAAGTAGTTCGGAGGGTTGAGGTTGCGCTTGTAGTGCCAAGCCATCTCTGGGTCGATGTCATTGGCGGCGACGATCTGGCACCCCGCCCGCTTGTAGCCCATCGAACTGCCGCCTCCGCAGGCGAAGGTGGACATGACTTTCAACCCGTTCTGTGGAACGTCTTTCAAGTCGGCGAGGCGCCATGCGCAGTCAGGAATCTTCATGGCTTCTTCGGGTCAAATTCAAATCCGCATTTCGGACAGGCGCATTCCATCTGCATTCCATCTACGTCAATCTCGCTGCCGGATGATTCCGGCGCTTCTTCGTTGCGCTCTGGTGGGTTGAGGAACTGCTCGATTGCGAAGTTGTCGAAGCCGAGAACGTCGAGGTCAAAGTCCGCTTCACGCAAGTCAGCCAGCTCCAGTCCCAGCATCTCCTCATCCCACCCGGCGTTCAGCGCGAGCTTGTTGTCCGCGATGATGTAGGCGCGTTTCTGCGTCTCGGTCAGGTGCGCCAGTCGGATGCACGGCACCTTGGCCAGACCGAGCTTGCTTGCGGCCATGACGCGACCGTGACCGGCGATGATGCCGTTCTCCGCGTCGATCAGGACGGGGTTGGTGAATCCGAACTCGCGGATTGATCCGGCAATCTGCGCTACCTGCTCGGGCGAGTGGGTGCGCGTGTTCCGGGCATAGGGTATCAGGTCGGCGGTTGGTATCTGTTCAATTTTCATGGTGGTGAATCTGTGTTTTTCTTCGTTACCTTGTTTTGTTTTAGTTTTTGTAGGTTTTCCCCGGAGTCGGCAC